CCCGGGTGGGGGGCACGTCGGCAGTTTAGTCAACTGCCCGCAAGTTTGCGCATTATCCGACTGGAAGTGAAATGTGATGAGGTTCCCCTTATGGCCAAAGGCTGTTCGTTCCAAACCACGGGCGACTCGCAAGAGGCGCAAATGGATCTGTTCCCCGAGATTTCGGGGGTCACAGGTAACTGGTACGATCTGCCTGTCCACTGGCATGACTTTGACTCTAGTGTCCATGCTTCTTGCATGGATTACGAACGGTCAGGTCAGCTTGGATATGGTCTACAAGGCCCTCGAAACACAAATTTCACAGTCGAATGACGACCGGTAGTTGGACCGTCGGTGTAAATTCCAGTGAATCCCCGTTTTACGGCTTTAAGAGCTGGACGGGGACGAACGGGAAAACCGAACCTTGGCAAGGAGGAATCCGAACCAAGTGGAACAACTACGAGCTTCAACACGTAAAATGGCGGCAAACGCCGCCAACTGTCTTTGGGCGTTCTCCGGCTAATTTGCCGGCCTGGACGCTTGCGCAGATTGCATCTGCGGTAGGGTGGAGTAACAACGATGATCTCAGACTGCTCGAAAAGCTATCTGAGGTTATTAGGGGTCACTCCTTCGACCTTGGCGTTAATATTGCCGAGGCCTCGAAATCCTACGGGACGGTCGTGAAGAACTTACGGTCTATCGGGTCGGCGCTCCATAGCCTTAAGCATGGCCGAATAGGCGATGTCACTAGGCAACTGGGGCGCGGTAGTAGAGATATAAAGCGTTTAGACGCTAAAGATCTCTCGGGACGATGGTTGGAGACGCAGTACGCTTTTATGCCCTTGATCGACCAAAGCTACGAGGCTGCTAAAGCTCTCGAAGCCGTAACCGGTCCTAGGCGTTTACAGTTCTCTGCTAAATCTCCTACGAAACGGATAACGTTCGAAGCGAGTTCTTCGCTTGCGAACTACCTACATGAGGCAAGTGCCACTTATTCTAAGTGTATCACTTGTGAGCTGAGGGAAGATCTTTCCCTCCAGCGCTCGTTAGGGCTGGTTAACCCTGCAGAAATTGCATGGGAACTGGTTCCGTACTCCTTTGTTGTAGACTGGTTTATACCGGTCGGGACTTACATCGGTGCGTGGGGAGTAATCCCGGCGCTCGATGGACGGTTCTGCACAACACTGAGAGGCAGTGAGAAGAGTGGTCCGATTTCGCATGGTACTAACCCAGCGAATAACAACTGGACCATCTATGCCGCGTGTAATAAACGCGAACTCCGTTTCCGCACTCAGCGGACGGTCGGAGGCTCATTGTCGATCCCGCACCCTTCGTTCAATAAGTTGCCAAAGGCTTTATCGCCCAAACGCATCTTGAACGCTGTGGCGCTTATCCATCAACGACTCGGTTAAAACTATTCCCTGCCAACCTCAAAATGAGGAGAAGCAGGTGTGTTCTAACTTTACATCATAAGGAATACCCCTATAATGGGTGCGATGACGAATCTTCTCGTCAAGGACGATGGAACTCCGACAGAGTTCACCTTGCAGCCGATCACGGACAGTCCCTTCCCGCTTTGGCGGGCGGCTGTCAGTGGCGTACCGGTTGACGGTCAGCCCAGACTTGTCTACTCTATTGAGAGAGTAAAGTCAGGTGACTACAAGGCAACAGCGAAGCTTGAGGTCCCCGTGATGGAGACCCTGGGCGCTTCGGGAACTTCCGCAGGTTACGTGGCACCACCGGCTGTGGCTTATACCATGGTTGGCATTGTCACGATGTTTGCACCGGCGCGGTCGACGACCGCTGACCGAGCGAACCTCTTGCGGATGCTGATCGGTATTGTTCAGGGAGCTTCCAGCTCCACCAATACCGGTACTCTGGCGAACAACGCCGCGGCGGGTGCTTGGGCAGCTTCTGTGCTGCCCGTCCCGCAGGCGTTTATTAGCCTGATCCTCCCCAACTAGGCTGAATGCCTTTAGGGGACTCACGTAAACAAGCTCTATAAGGAGGAGCTATGTACGCGTTTGAAGCAACAAAAGGGCGGGGTGAAACCCTCGCCTTTGTCCGGGAACTATCTAATGAATGTGCCCGTCTGGGCGGCCCTCTGAGTAAGGCTCTTAACGGCCTGATCAGTAAGGGTGCCTATCGTGAGGTATTGGATTTTCTTATAGATCCTCTCACTTTGGACAAGGACCAAACTAACGACTATGTTTATGCTCGGCAAATCAAGGCGCTTGTTGAAAAGCAAGATTTCCTTGACCTGGGCTACGACAGACGTCGTGAAGCAATATCCAAGTTTAGACAGGCGGAAGAGAAGTGCCGAGAGACGAATACTAGGTTATGGAACGAGCTTCCCAAGTGGGACGTTGGCGGCGTATTGCACGACGCACAACGGATAATAGCTCAAGTACTGGGACCAGTCCCTAGTTTCTCGGAGATGTCCTTTCTCTTCGGACCCGGAGCATCGACTAACGTCGTTGGGCGTGTAGCTAGCTTCAGATCGAAGCTAGGAGCGCCAATGCAGTGTAGTGAGTCGCTGGTGGGTTGGCTGGGGAGCTTCCTTGCGGAGTTCCCCCTATGGTGCGACACAGTGGCAACGAAACATTCCAAGTTTGACCCGACGGATGAAAATCCGGAGGGCGACGAGGTTGTTGTCGTCCCAGTTGAAGTACGGCCTGCTCGTCTCGGCTTTGTACCGAAGACCTCCAAGACGGATCGGACCATCTGTGTGGAGCCCTCCTTGAATGCCCTCGGGCAAAAAGGAATTGGGAGCTACATGAAGAAAAGGCTCGGTTTGTACGGGGTCACTCTACGTGACCAAACGCGGAACCAGGACCTTGCCTGCGAAGGGTCGAGAAATGGCAGCTTTGCCACTATTGATCTTAGTAGTGCCTCGGATACTGTGTCATACGCGCTGGTTATGTCACTTCTGCCGACCGAGTGGTTTGATTTATTAGATCACTTCCGGTCGGAGAGTGTTGAGTTCGGGAATGAGCTCGTTGTTCTAGAGAAATTTAGTTCAATGGGCAATGCGTACACGTTTGAGCTGGAGAGTCTTATTTTCTATGCTCTGGCTCTTGCTGTGTGCGATCGACTGAACTTACTAGAGGAACCGATCTTCAGCACCAAGGGACCGTTTAGAACGGCCCGCGTTGTTGTCTACGGGGATGATATCATTGTCCCCGTTGCTGCCTACGATCTCTTGAGCAGTGTCCTAACGTGGTGCGGCTTCGAGCTGAACGCTCAAAAGTCGTACTGCTATGGATATTTCCGAGAGTCGTGCGGAGCAGATTGGTTCAACGGTTTTGACGTCCGACCTTGGTACCTTAAGAATGAGGTATCCGAGAGGTCTCTGTACGTAGCTCATAACTTCTTCATGCGGAAAGGAGAACGGTCGTTAGCAGCGATCTGCATCCGACGTACGGTGAAGGAGAAGCGCCTATTTGGACCCGACGGATATGGTGACGGGCACTTGCTCGGATCCTACACGTTGTACTCCAAACCAGGAGAACGCGGCTATGACGGAGGCTATTTTCGAAGTCGGAAAGGAGTGTCCAATCGTGATGAAAGGGCCTTCCAGACTGACGTCCTTATCCCATCCTATAGCGTTTATGC